GGAGAGGGCGGGCTGTGAGTGTAAAAATTCTTAATGGCGACTGCATTGAGGAGTTAAAGACCATTGAGGATAAAAGCGTTAATTGCTGCGTAACCAGTCCGCCTTATTTTGGATTGCGCGACTACGGGCATGAGGGACAGATCGGGCTTGAGTCTACGCCTGAGTTATATGTTGCCAGAATTGTGAAAGTTTTTCGCGAGGTGTGGCGGGTATTGCGGGACGATGGGACACTTTGGCTAAACATTGGTGATAGCTATGCGTCTTTTCGGGACGGCAAGGCTACCCCCGACACAACGAGGGGTGACTCAGCTGGAACGTTAATTCCAAAAGGCTCTGCAAAAAACCGCATGGCTTCTACTTTTGCTGGAACCGAAATAAAGCATAAAGACCTTATCGGAATCCCGTGGCGGGTGGCCTTTGCACTGCAAGCAGATGGCTGGTATCTGCGGCAGGACATTATCTGGCACAAGCCGAATCCGATGCCGGAAAGCGTGACTGATAGATGCACTAAAGCACATGAATATATTTTTCTTTTAAGCAAAGAACCTTGCTATTTTTTTAATAGCGAAGCCATAAAGGAAATCGGAGTAACACCAGCTGGAACGAAAGGGGCCAAGGGAAGCGCAGGCAGACATGCGCAAATTGGTGTTAATGCGCGTCCTCCAGAATACAAGATTTACGACGGAATGCGGAACAAAAGAAGCGTTTGGTCAGTAAATACTCGTCCGTATAAAGATGCCCATTTTGCCACTTTTCCGCCGGAGCTTATTCGACCATGTGTTTTGGCCGGATGCCCCGCTGGTGGTGTCGTTTTAGATCCATTCGGCGGATCTGGAACGACAGCGCAGGTTGCAATCGAACATGGCCGCAACGCCATTTTGATTGAACTTAACCCGCAATACATAGGGCTGATTAACCGAAGGCTTGGTGGAGTTCAGCCTTTATTGATTGAGGTTGCCTGCAAATGAGCCTGCCCGAACTTATCAAATTTTGGGATGCCCGCATCATCGCCTCCTGGACGCCCGAGGAGTGGGCGGTCGTGCTGGAGCAGATCAAGGCCAACCGCATGCGGTATGGGATGGGGCAATGGGTATGAATATACAGAGCATATATGCCGTGTGTCCTTGCAGTGAATCTTTCCCGATGGGTATTTTTTTAACCTTGGAAGACGCCGTTGCGTTCATTGCAACCAAATCGGGCTGGAACCCGGATATTTATAAATTTGAGATTGGAAAATCTGAATTTATTGCCGCTTATGACAAGGACGGACTGCCGATTTTAAGGTAAAATTTATGTCCGTAAAGCGCATCCGCTGCACCGACGACTGCCAGAAGCGCGGCATTGCCAGGCTGCGCGAGGCGATGAAAGACCGGGATATGGCGATCGGGCTGCACTGGAAGCTGCAGAGGGCGCTGGAATGTTTTGAGCTTAGTCACGTCATCATCAAGGAACTGCTCAAACGCGCCGAGGGATACCAGGAGCGCGACATGAAGGCGAAGGCAGGCAAATGACCGTCCCCCTCGCACCATCCGTTCGGTCGATTTACGAAAACGGCGCCCCGGAAGGGGAGCGCAACAACCAGCTGTTCAAGCTGGCCTGCCAGTTCCGCGACCAAGGCATGCCGATTGAGGACGCGGAGGTGGAGGCGGAGAGCTGGGCGCTCAAGGTCGGGCTGACCCAGCGGGAGGCGTTGTCTGCGGTCAAAAGCGCCTACAGCCGCCCGGGGCGGGAGCCGTGGGTGCCGGCCAGCCGCTACGGGATCCGGGGCATGACGGTCTACCGGGAAGCGGCGCACGTTCCGGCCATGCCGCAATCCTCCAAGGAGGACGCCATCGACCGGTTCCTTGCCCACGCTTTCCGTCAGGGCGAGCGCATCCACATTGACCGCGCCATTCTGGACGAGGAGCGGGAGCGGCCCAGCGGCCGGGGAGAAACCCGCACACGGGAGGAATGGCTGGAGATGTTCAAGGACGGCGGGCTGGCCACGTGGCAAGGGGAGGCCGTGGGCGTGTATGTCTGCATCAACCCGATTAAGGGCAACCGGCGAGTGCTGGAGGAGATCCATCAGTTCCGCCATGTGCTGGTCGAGTTCGACAAGGGGACGATTGAGGAGCAGTGGGAGCAGATCAAAAAGGCCAAGCTTCCGACGTCCTGCATCATCCGCTCCGGGGGCAAGAGCCTTCACGCCTGGGTGGTGGTCAATGCGGCCAACGCGGACGAGTTCAAGGAGCGGGCGGAGTTTGTTTACAAGCATCTCGAAAACTGCAAGGGGCTGGACGGCCAGAACAAGGACGCACCAAGGTTCAGCCGGCTCCCCGGAGCCATCCGCCGCAGCACGGGCAACGGCCAGGAGCTGGTCGAGGTGGCCGAGGAGGTGCAGGCGTTTGAGGATTGGCGGGAGTGGACGATTGTCGGAGACCTGCCCACGCCCTTCAAGTGGGACGACATGCTGGCCTTCGACAAGGCCAAGGATGAGACGACCCTCCTGGGGGACCGATGGCTGTGCCGGGGTGGATCGGCTTTGTGGGTTGGATCCAGCGGCTTGGGCAAGTCCGTCCTTTGCCTACAGGCGGCCATCACATGGGCCTATGGGGGCGAGTTTTTTGGGATCAAGCCAAAGCGACCGCTGAAGTCGATCATTGTCCAGGCGGAGAACGACGCCGGGGACGTGTCGGAAACCGTCCGCGGCATCATTGATCGCATGGCCCTAAGCCAAGAGGAGCGGAAGCTGGTTTTTGAGAACGTGATTATCGTCCAAGAGAGTTTTTCTACTGGGGCTAGGTTTGCCGACTTGTGCCGCCGCTTGGCGAGCAAGCACAAGCCGGACCTATTCTGGGTGGATCCCCTCCTGTCCTTTATAGGAGGGGACATCAGCAAACAGGAGACGGCCAGCGTGTTCCTTCGCAATGAGTTGAATCCGGTAAGCCACAGCCATGGGTTCGCCTGGTGCCTGATCCACCACAGCGGAAAGCCGCCCAAGGATGCGGCGTCGTCCTACCAAGGATTCGACAAAATGTATTGGGGCCTGGGATCCAGCGAACTGACCAACTGGGCGCGGACGGTCATCACGCTTAATGCGGTCAAAAGCGAGGATAATGATCATTTCGTTCTGGAGGTGGTTAAAAGGGGCAGGCGCAGCGGGCTAGTACCCAGCAAGCCATCGGCCGGCATCACGGCCAGCAAAGCCCTTCCTCGCGTGTTTTTGAGGCATGCAACGGATTCGATCGCATGGATAGAGGCGGACGAGCCGGAGAAGCGAGGAGCTGGCAGACCAGAAAAGGTCATCAAATTTGAGGACTACTTAGAGGACGTCCGGCCGGGCATATCCGCCGGCCATTTGCAGGAACTGATTATGGTGCGGGCCGATGTAGGACGCGAGAAAGCAGTCAAAACTACAGGATTATGGGAACACGGGGACAAGGCTAAAGGGGCGCCTGTCCGCATCAAAAACGTGGGTCAAGGGAAGGCAAAAAAGTATGTCCCTTTTGACGTAATGGAGGGTCATGTATGAAAATTAAAAAATATGTACGAAAATACCCGGAATTGTTATGTACGAAAATCCCCCCTTTAGGGGGGTTTTCATACATACATTCCAGACTTTTCGTACATGAGAGGGTGGGATAGGCGGATGTTAGACCAAGAACTGGTAGACCGACTGCCGTCCAACGACCTTCACCCGGCAAGCCGGATCGATAGTCTGACGGACTTGGTGCGGGAGGCATACAGCGTGATAACTGTCACAACTTGCCCAATTAAGAATACGGTCTTTTGCTTTGAGTATCTGGCGGCCAAGGTGCCCGATCATCCGGTCATGCAGAATATGACCGACACGCTGGACCAGGCGGTGCTTTCTATCGTTCTTAACCGGTCCACAGAATCTATGACGTCGGTGGCCAAGCGTTTCAACATAACGAAACAGGCCGTCAGCAAGAAGGCGCTGGACGTGGCGGACAGGCTGGGGATCCGATTCCGGGCAGCCAAGAGCGAGAGGGCGCGAAAGTCTTACGAACAGAGAGCACGGGCACATCACGACAAGCGCAGGCGTGAGACACCCAAATTCAACCTATCTGCGCTGACGAAAGGCATAAAGAAATGCAAACCCTTAAAGCGGTAATCAAGGAACTTAATAAGAAGCGGGAAGATGCGCTGGCACAGGTAGGCGAGGTGATTGGCTTGGCGGCCAAGGCCGGCAACATCATCGGCCAAGCTAGGGCAGACGGCGAGGATGTGACCAAGCTAATCGAAAGCGCTGGTATTACGGACGAGCAGGCCAAGCGATACGAGCGCGTGGCCGCGCATCAGCACAAGCTCAACAGCGGGGAGCCTGGCGTAGTGCGTCAGATCATGCTGTGGGCCGAGATGTTGCCCGATCCCATCACCACCAGCGAACCGGGCGAGCCCAAGCCTTTTTTGTCGCCAGTGATTCGTGTGGCGCAGTGGGTCGCCAACCGCGGGCTGCGCTACATCAAGGCCGACGACGCCTTGCGCAAGCAGTTCCTGCGCGAAGCACAGCCCATTGTGGTGGCCTACAAGGAGCTGGGCGGCGATGCGTAAGGAATCTTTTAACCGGCTACAGCCCGCGGTGGCGACGACT